TCCATGCCTGGCCGTAGTTGGCCTCCTGGCCGTTGGTGTAGTAGTACGTGCGGAGGAAGGAGGACGGGAGGAAGGCTCCTTCGGCACCACCCTTCATGCTCGCCTGGAACTCGCGCTTGCCCTCTTCGGACAGCTCGGCCTCGATGCCATCGAGGTTGCCGGCGGCGGCCTGGCGCAGGAACTTGGAGATGGAGAAGCGCTTCATTTCAGCCTCCTCCTTCGGGGAAAGGACGCGCTGGTTGGCGAGGGCCTTGCGGGCAGCCTCTTCGATCTGCGCCTCCTGGAGGTCGTTGGTCAGACCACGGACCTCATCGGCCAGGGTGGCTTTCTGCGCGGCATCCTGGCAGGCTTCGAGCTCGCGCACCTTCGCGTCGAGCTCGGCGGAAATCTCGTTCGAGTTTCTCATGGTTAGATGTTGTTTTTTGCCAAAAGGGCGCGGGCCCTGGCGATGGTTGATGTATAGTCAGCTTCCGGCTCGTGGACGTCGTCGCCCTCGGTGTCCGGCTTTCTGATTTCTTTCTCTTCCTCCACATCCCAGTCCTTGCGCTCCTCTTCGAGGGCGCGCTTCAGGGCGTTCGCGTTGGAGGGAATGTTCACGACGGAGACCTCGAGCAGCTCCATCCCGCCGTAGTAGTACACGTTAGGATCTTCGCCTCTCTCCTCGTCGCCCATGTGGCCCTTCGCGGTAGAGCGGAAGCCGACGGACACGGCATGGAGGGAACCGAACTGGAGCTTGCGGAAGATCTTGTCGGCCTTCGCGTTCAGATCCTCAGGCTCGAAGGTGATGCGGACTATGAGCTTGTCGTCCTCGATGAAGGCCACGCCCTTTCCGATGACATCGTCCGGATCTGCGGACTTCGTCCAGGAATCGCCATACACGTCGTGCATGTAGCCAACGATGCCGTTATTTTCGTAGCGCTTCAGGTCCCACTTGTCCACGGGGAGGACCGTCCCGTAGGAATCGACGCTGGAGTCAGAGGCAACGAACTCGACGGTCCGCTTCTCCTCGTCCACCTTCCGGATTTCCGGGGCGTCGTTGAATCTCCTGATGATCTTGTTCTCGTCCATAGCTCAATGATGGCTGCAGGTTTAGGAAGCCTTGTCGGTTGTCGCCTCGATGGCGGTGCCGTACTGGTAGGCGCCGTCATACTTGACATAGAGGCAGACTTCGTAGGTGGTATTTGCGGACAGGCCGGTCTTCGTTATCGTGATGTCCTGGCTGTCATCGGAAACATGGGACCAGCTGCTGCCGCCCTTCGCCCGATAGGCGACCCCGTAGGTCGCCCCGTCCTTGTACCACTTAACGGAGCCGGTGATCGTGAGGCTGTTCGCCGTATGGCCTGTGCAGGTCGGCGTTCCGATTTCCGCGATGTTGTTGCGGAAGATGCTCATGAGTACGTTCATTGGTCGTCTGTTTTTTTGTCTTCGGAACTACCCGACGACTGTTCTGGGAAAATTGTTTTAAGATCTTCGTCCGTGAATCCGAAGAGCAACTTCAAGAGGCCCTTCTTCTGATCATCAGAAAGGACGGGATCTTCCATGATGGTAACGAGTGATTGCGTACCACCTACCCCAAGGCGTTCAGCGAGGATGTCCTTATCGGCCTCATCATCGCTGCCGATGGTCTTATAATTCAGCGGGATGCGCGGCTTGTCAAGTCCAGGCAGAATCTGCATGCCTTCGAACTCGCGGGCTTCATTCGGTGTCATCCATCCCGCGTTGATGCCCTTCTCATAGAAGACGGACCTCGCCTGGGCGTCGCCACGCATAAGGCCGTTCAGGTCGAACTTGATGTGATAGGATTTTCTCTCTTCGGCGGTGAACAGTTTCTGCTCTAGCTGCTTCTCGATGCGCTTACAAATCGGCCTCAGGGAATACTCTCCGAAGAAGATGTTCTGCTGCTCGATGTTGCTGAATGTAGCATGGCTCAACTCGGCCAGCATGTGCGGCGGGATGGAGAATATCCGGGCGATGTCGTTGATGGAGAAAGTCTTCGACTGGAGCAGCTGGCTCGCCTCGGGGCTGATGTTGATTGCCTTGTACTTAAAGCCGTACTCCAGGAGAGGCGTGGACCCGTTGGTCGCGGTCGCCTGGTAGTGCTTCATGAAGTTTTCGTAGTCGTCATCGCCGAGGGACTGATCCGTCTCCAGGGTGCCCTTGATGGCTCCGCCGGTACGGAAGAAGTCGGACGTGAACTTCTGAGCCGCGATTCCCTCTCCGATTGCGGCAGCGTTGTAGCTGATGGGGTCGACTCCGACGATGCCGTTGCGGGTGAACAGCATGAAATGCAGCATCTCGTTGTCGAGGTAGGTTCCGTCAAGGAAAGAGTAGTCCTTGTCGCATGTCCTGACGACGTAAACTTTGCTGCCGTTCACGAAGTCCACCGTCACCCAGTCCGGGTCCACCTGGTCCAGGCGAACCGGCTTTCCCTTATCGTACCGGATGATCACGAAGGCATTCCCCTTCCCCAGCATCCAGCCAAGGACGGTGAACCAGAACGTGAATATGTCGGTGTATGGATTGGGGGTGTCCGAAAGGAGGGCGAAGGCCGGATGATCGGAGGCGGGCTCGTAGCCGCCGTCCTTGGTCTTCACCATGACGGACTTCGGAAGTCCTGCTATGTTTTCGGAGAGCAGCTTGATGGCCGCGAAGACGGCCGTGAACTTCAGGGCGGTGTCCGTGTTGACCGTAACCCCGGCGTCGATGCCGTTGTTGTATACGCTGACGAGGTTGCCGACACTGCTAGACGGGCCAAGGAGCCAGCTTCGCAGTGCGCCCTTCAGACCTTTGCGTTCGGGTTTCTTTGCCATTTCGACACAAGTGTCGGTAAATAGCAAGAGAATGTACTGGACAATTTTCCGAAAGTCTAAACCAAATGACAATCAGCGCCTATCACGGCGTTTTCGGAAGGCGTCGAAGGATTTGAAGCGGTCCTCTCCGAACACGGAATTATACTCTTCATTCAGCTCTTCGAACACGGATTCCTGAGAGACGGAAGGGTCTTCCATCCTCCTCTCCTTCAGCCGCTCCCAGAAGGCGGCGATGAAACCCTCGTCCGTGACGAGCCTGTGGACGTATATCATAGCCGGATGGTGCGAAGAGTATGGTTGCTGTATGCCTGCTTGTTGTTAGCGGTCTTCGTCAGGAGACCGCCGATGGCGTCGACGAGAGCAACGACGCCGTCTATCTTGTTCCTGGATCTCGCCTTGTCGAGCTTGATGTTCGCATTCGGGTCGCGGTAGATCACCACGTTCCTGAACATCCACCGGATCACCGGATTCCCGAGGAAGTTCAGCTCGTGCCGGAGCACCCTCGCCTCCAGGTCCTTCGTCGGAACTGACATGAAGCGGATGCTCTGCTGGTATTCCATCAGCTTCGAGTCATACTTGCCGAACCGGTTCTTCAGGTCCCACATGCCCCATGGGTCGAAGGCGATGCACTTGACGTTGTACTTCCCGAGCTCGTTCAGCAGCTGCGCCAGATACCAGTCCTCGTCCAGGACCTTTCCGGGCGCCACCGTTATCCATCCCTGCTCGTGCCACAGCCGGTAATCCACCACGTCGTCCTCGACGCCGTTGTCCTGGATCTTCGCCTCCGGGATGGTGAACAGGAACTTCGCCACGTTGAACTTCGGGAAGAAGAAGGCCGTGGCCGTGATGTCGGTCTTCGACGCGAGGTCGATTCCGACGTAGCACTCCGCGCCGGCAAGCTGCGCCTCGTCGAAGGGCCCTCCGTTGGCGGCCACCTCGTCGTCAGGAATCCATACCTCCGGAGCGTCCACCCACATGTTCAGGTTCTTCGTCTGGAAGGCGGCCAGCGTGGAGCCTCCCTTATCTTTCGCTTCCTGGCACTCATCCCTCATGTATTTTTCGCTGAGGGAAATCCCGAAGTTCGGGTTCACCTTCCTCCATGTGGCCGGATCGTCCCAGCGGTCACCGTCGTCAGGCTCGTAGAGCATGATGAAGTGATTATCCTTCTCCTTGATGCCGAGAAGCACCTGGCGAAGGAATTCCAGATCCTGGAAATAGGGATAGGAGGTGTCGGTGCCGGCGGTTGAGATGGAGAAGATGAGAGGCTGGGAGCGGGCGCCGGTGCCGGTCTTCAGGACCTCGTAGATTTCGTTTGTCTTCCAGGCGTGACGTTCGTCGCAGATGCCACAATGGATGTTAAGGCCGTCCTTGTTCTTCGTGTCCTTGGAGAGCGGCTTGTATGTCGAAGCGGTCTCCTCCACGACGATGGAACCTTTCCTGAACACCCTGGCGAACTCGAAGAGGTCGCAGTTGCGGACCATCTCGGCCGACGTGTCAAAGCAGATCTTCGCCTGTGCCTTGTCGACAGCCGCGGAATAAACCTCGGCAGCAGGCTCTCCGTCTGCTATCAGCATATCGAGCGCTATCACGGCGCCAAATGTTGTTTTGCCGTTCTTTCTGGGGACGTACACGTCCGCATAGGTGAAGCGCCTCTTGCCGGTGGAGCGCATCTTCCATCCGAAGATGTTAGCCACGATGAACAGCTGCCAGTCCTCCAGGAGAACGGGGCGGCCGGCGAACTCACCCTTGAAATGCTTCAGGATCTTCGAGAACTTGACCACCTTGTTGAAGGCCTTCTCGTCGAAGTAGATGTCGTCCCTCTCCCAGTCCGCATACCAGCGGTCTACGGCGAGACGGACCATCTGGCAGCTCGGGAGCGAGCCGTCGCGGACCGCCTTCGCGTAGTCGTGTACCCTACTGATCGTCGATTTCGCCTTCATCGTTATCCTCGTATATGGCGGCGAAGAACGCCTTCATCTTCTTATCCTTCGGATCTTCCGCGTCGACTCTGATGCGCTGCTTGTCGACCGGCGAGAAGCCGAAGTTCGAGCCTATCTTCAGGAGCATCTCCAGGGCCTTGTTCCTTTGCGCGACGGCCGGATTCGGGAAGAGGATGGTGTTGCCGTTCTTGTCTTCTCCAGGAATGATGGCTCCGCGCTTCCGGATGTCCTCGCAGCACGTCATGAAATGATCGTACTCGACGGCATAGAAGAAGATCTGGGAGAGGAAGGATTCCTCCAGCATCCCGAGCGCCGCCACCTTGCGGACCGTGCGCCAGTAGATGTCCCGCGTCCTGCGGGTCGCCGACTGGAGCCCGGAGACCTGGCACTTGCCGACATCGGCGAGCTGGATCTTCTCGCCTGAGACCGACGCGGGCCGGTCCCGGTCCTTTCGGTCGGTCCCACGGAGCTGAAGTAGTTCCTTCGGAAGCGGTTTTCGTCCTCTCATCTAAAGTAACGCTTTAAGTGTGGCTGGCGGTCGCGCGCAGGTGCGTACAGGAGACCACCCGCCCGGCACCCCAGAATGCCCCAATTTCGACAGCGCGCCTTCTTGAC